TTAATCAAATATGTTCATAGCTTGATGTTTTTTATCAGTATATAAATGAGAGTACGTTTGAATTGTTTCTGTAATGTTAGAGTGCCTCATTAATTCCATTAATAAATACATATCTACACCATTATTAATTAAATAGCTTGCGTACGAGTGTCTTAAATGGTGTATTTTTAGATTCGGGAATACAGATTTAAAATGATACGAATAGGTAACGTATCTAATAGGTTCTAACCCCCCGAATATAAAATAGTTTTCGTCAAAATATTTATATCTTTTAGAAGATTCATTATACATGTTTTTAAGCATCTCTCTAATTAATTTTGGTACAGGTATTATCCCTTTAGAATTTTCTTTTTTTAGATTATATTCAATTTCTCTATTACTTAAATTGATTTTCTTATTTACGTCAATTTCGCCTTTTATTTTATCGTAATCTTTCCACTGCAAAGCTAAAGCTTCGCCTATTCTAAGACCAGAATAAAATAACAGTTTAGTTAGCTGACGAGAAGTATCGTTTGTGATTTGTTCTACTTTTTCATCAAATTCTTCACGAGTGATAAATTTAGCTTGTGGTTTTGTTCTGGGAATAGGAGTTACCGATAATGTGGGGTCGTATAAGAGCTTGTAATGCTTTTTGGCGTAATTGATAACTGCTTTAAAACCTGCCCACACAGATCGTGCATAGCCAACAGAAAGACCTGCATCGTTTAACAAATAATTCCTGAAAGCAGTACATTGCGTAGTAGTGATTTTGCCAATAGGGATATTTCCGAACCTTTCTTTTATGTGAGTATTATATTCTGTAGTTCGCTTTTCTATTGAGCGTGCAGAAAGATTTTCATTTTTTAAACGATTAAAAAATATATATTCAAAGGGTTGATTGTCCGAGTATCCATATTTAACATTTTGTATAAATTCGCTTTCGGCTAGTTTGGCATCTTTCTTACGTTCAAACCCACGCTTCATTTTTCGTTTGTTATTACCGTATACATCTTTATATCTAATGGAAAAATACCATTTACCTGTATTATCATCCTTATATACTGGCATTTTGCTTCTCCCTCCTCAAAATTGGCAAAAAATAATAAGGGTAGGCGGGCTACCCGTGAAAATTGTATAAAAAAAGAGAGAGCGCAGATGCACCCTCTCATGTCGCAAATATTTCAGCGACTTGTCTAATTTGAAGCTTGCCGCAAATATTTCAGCGGCTTGTTTTGTATATATGTAATATACCATCAAAGAGAGTGTAGTACAAGCGATTTAACTAAGAAATCTATTTTTTATACTATTTTCAATTTTATTGTTGAACAACTATTGCTTCGCTTCTTGCTTTTCCTACTTCTTTTCTAAAACTATCATATGATTGATTAGGATGTGTTAACGACATTCCTGGACCACCTCCAGCATGTTGGTTTTTGTCCGGATTATTTTCCATTTCTTCAGTGGCTCTTTTAGCATTTAAATATTCTTCGTAACTAGGTTCGTTTGGGTCGCGTGGTTGTGCTTGTTGTCCATTATTGGTAGCTGGAAGATTCTTCTGTACCTGTTGCTTAGATGTGTTATTGGTTTGTTGATTGTTGTTAATGTTTGTGTTGTTCTCGTTGTTTACTTGATTATTGTTATCGTTTTGATTAGCATTTTCTTTTTTAGCTTCTGCTTTTTCTTTAGTTTCTTTCTTTTTATCTTTGTTCTCTTTCTTTGTTTCTGTTTTTTTACTTTCTTCTTTTTTGTCTGTATCGTTACTACCACATGCGCCTAACACCAACGTACTTGCTAATAGTAAACCTAATAATCTTTTCATTTTCATTTCTCCTTTGCTTATATTTCCTTATATTTAAAAACTCTCAACGGCTCAAATGTAATAGAATACTCGCCGTAGTGGGTACCAATACCATATATCTTTTTGTATTGTTCTATTGCTTCTAATATGTATTCTTCGCTTAATTGTAGATACTCAGACAACTCATACAAGTTACGTACGCCATAATTATAAGCTTCTACAATTTCGCGTAATGGAACAGCTGAGATAAAGCCGTGTCGTCTTGCGTAATTTTCGAACTTGCGATTGTTGAAATTTGATTGATCTAAAATGTTGCCATACGTCAACTTATGGTGGGCAAGTTCCTCATATAATACTTCAGCCTTGCGTGTTTCTGACAATTTATTGTCTATAAGCACAATTCCATCTGAATAAAAACCTGCATATCCCATGGGAAGCTCTACAAAATCTTTTACTTCTATGTGGTCATTTTCAATTAATATTTTTTCATATCTCGACATCAAAACCTTACCCCTTGCTGTTTAATCTTTCTTTTTAAATCTGTCAATTAATCCCATAATATAGTCTACATCTTCTTGTTTTAATTCCCCCTCAAGATGAGCTGCCATAGTTTGATGTTTGTCAGGTTCCATAGCTTTCAGTCCGCTTAATTCATCTAAAGATACATTAAAATAATTTGCTAAAGCACTTGCGTGTTCCATAGAAGGGCTAGTTAGACCTTTTTCCCATCTGTCGATTGATGCTTTTGAAAATTTAACTTCGTATTTTTCATTTAGTCTGGTTGCTAATTCTTGTAAAGACAAGTTTCGAGACTTTCGTAAAGTATTTAAGTTACTAGGGAAATTTGACATTTATTTTACTCCTTAATTTGTATTTTACAAACTTATTATATAAGTTTGTTCTCATTTTTGCAACACATTTCACAAATTTATTTCTCAAAAATGAAATTTATTTGTTGACACCTAAACTAACAGCTTGTATAGTGGTTAGTGTAATCTCATAAATGAGACGAAAGGAGGATGGAAAAGTGAATAAAGTTAGATATCAGAATTTGAGGAACTTCATTGATGAGAGCGAATATACACACAAACAAGTTGCAGATATGATTGGTATGAACCCTGCTAGATTCAGTCAAAAGATAAATAAAAATAAAAGCAACTTTACTATTGATGAAGCTAGTGCAATATGTACTGTTTTAAAAATAAGTATGGATGATTATTTTTTTAATCAAAACGTCTCAAAAATGAAACGTATAAAAGAAAAACAAACAACATAAAGGAGGACACTATGGAACAAATCACATTAACTAAAGAAGAGTTGAAAGAAATTATAGCGAAAGAAGTTAGAGAGGCTATAAACGGCAAGAAACCAATCAGTTCAGGTTCAATTTTCAACAAAGTAAGAATCAGCCATAACGATTTTGATGAAATTAATAAAAAGTTTGCTTATACAGAACGTTTAAGAGGTGCTGACAATCTCGGCTTAGGACATCCATTATCTTTGAAGAAATATCAACACGGAATAGGATGTTATGAAAATTACAAAGCATACGCTAGTGAAATTCACGACCACATTAGAAAACTTACATTATCAGCTTTTGGTGTAACGCTTAATTCAGATTTGAGTGAAAGTGAATATAACCTAGCAGCAAAATTTTACAGAGATATCAAAAATTATTATTTATATATCTATGAAAAGAGAGTTTCAGAATTAACCATCGATGATTTCGAATAAAGGAGGAACTACAAATGGAAGAAACAATCAAACATTTTTTAGAATTTAGAAAGCAATTCACACCTGCACAGTGGCACGAAATCAACAGAATTATTGACGGACAATTTAGTAAAAAAGCCGCCGAGCTACGACTCGACGACCAAGATGTTGAGGTTATTAAAAATATTATTACTCAACAAAAGATTATGAAGTAACAATTTGAATAAAGATAGGATGAATTCGGTAATCTTTACCCTTGTAATTAATCATGATGTAGTCCTGTTGATACATTGTATCAGCTTCTAATTTTTGAATTGGAGACCATAATTCAGCGTTTTCTTCCCACCATATTGATGGAGAAGTCATACGAGGTCCCATTTTGCAATTTTCATCATCATGAAGATTAACCCATTCACCTAAAAGACAAGCGTGGACTTGTTCCATACTTATCACCTCCTTAGGTTGATAACAACATTATACACGAAAGGAGCATAAACATTATGCAAGCATTACAAACAAAATCGAACATCGGAGAAATGTTCAACATACAAGAAAAAGAAAATGGAGAAATCGCAATCAGTGGTCGAGAACTTCATCAAGCATTAGAAGTTAAGACTGAATATAAGAAGTGGTTTAACAGAATGTCTGAGTATGGTTTTGAAGAAAATATCGATTTTACAAGGGTGACCCAAAAATGTCTTACCCAAGGTGGTTATCAAAATATGACTGACCACGCTCTAACACTAGACACTGCAAAAGAGATTGCAATGATTCAACGTAGTGAACCTGGTAAACGTGCAAGACAATATTTCATCCAAGTTGAGAAAGCATGGAACAGTCCAGAAATGATTATGCAACGTGCTTTAAAAATTGCTAACAACACAATCAATCAATTAGAAACAAAGATTGAACGCGACAAACCAAAGATTGTATTTGCGGACGCAGTAGCTACTACTAAGACATCAATTTTAGTTGGAGAGTTAGCAAAGATCATTAAACAAAACGGTATAAACATCGGGCAACGCAGATTGTTTGAGTGGTTACGTCAAAACGGATTCCTTATTAAACGCAAGGGTGTGGATTATAACATGCCTACACAGTATTCAATGGAACGTGAGTTATTCGAAATTAAAGAAACATCAATCACACATTCGGACGGTCACACATCAATTAGTAAGACGCCAAAAGTAACAGGCAAAGGACAACAATACTTTGTTAATAAGTTTTTAGGAGAAAAACAAACATCTTAATAGGAGGAACGAACAATGCAAGCTCAAAACAAAAAAGTCATCTATTACTACTATGACGAAGAATGTAATAGACGACCCGTTAATATTCAATACAACGATGGCTACGACTTAATGATAGACCAGCGTTTTATTGAAATGACGCTTGAAAGACATCCGCATTTAAAAAATAACTTTTATGGATTAATAGATGGAAAAGAATTTAAGTTAGATTAAATTTTTGTGTTAGATAATTAAAAGCTAATTTGCTTAGCAATGTTACGGACATACTAGTGGTTTTGTTTGCGACTTTTTTAACTTCTTTCCAAGTGTGATTGTCTCGGATATTATCTAAAAATTCATGCCCTGACCAAGTTATATCGTTAATTGTATAACCATAAATATGTCCATCTTCCCAACCGAATTTAACACTAACATACTTTGCTTCTTCCAGTTTTAATAATGCATACATTACAGTTTCAAAATCATATTTTCCAAATACAACATTATCTTTGAAATTGTATTCGGTGAGCGGTTCACCAATCTTTTTATTAGTTTCAATTTCTAACAAAAGATGTCTAACACAATCATGATCTAATTTCATACTTATCACTACCTTAGGTTGATAACAACATTATACACGAAAGGAAAGATAGAAATGCCACATATTTTAAACGTAACAGTTCCAATACCTGAAACACACGTGCTTATCACAAAAGATGAATATGAAGAGTTAATAGCTTACTCATTAGACCCTGTATGGAACATGAGCGACTTAAAGAAGAAATTAAAAATTGCATCTGATGAAACAATCAAAGACAGGTTATTATTTCACCCTAGACTCGAAAAAGAGTTAAGAGCACAAGGTATCGTACATTATCCTGATGAGAATTTTAATCGTTGGAGGTTTAACGCAAGAAGGATGCATAAGTTTGTAGATGAACATTTTAATGAGATTTACAAAGGAGGGCACAACAAATGAGTAAAACTTATAAAAGCTACCTAGTAGCAGTACTATGCTTCACAGTCTTAGCGATTGTACTTATGCCGTTTCTATACTTCACTACAGCATGGTCAATTGCAGGATTCGCAAGTATCGCAACATTCATATTCTATAAGGAATACTTTTATGAAGAATAAAAAAACTGCTACTTGCGCCAACAAGTAACAGTAACAAACATTTAAGAAATAAAATTCAAGTTAAATATAAAACGAAAAACGGAGGAAGTCAACCATGACTAAAAATTATAAAGACATGACGCAGGAAGAAATAAAAGACTTATTATCTGAAAAAACGGCAGAATTGTATGAATTAGCGAAAGAAATTAAGGGAGAAAGTAAATTTGATATTTTGCTTTTCTCATCAATAGGAGTTATCGACGGAGATTATTTA